CAGAGGACATGGCTTTGGTCAAGACGTCCATAGTGCTGTCTATGTTCGCTTCCCGGCCAGCCCCCTTTTCGAGCTTTTCAACCAGCGAGACAAATTTCACAGCATCGTCCACAGGGAAAAGTTTGCCGTTCTGCTGGATTAACTTTGTAACGCTTCCAGCCATCGCGCCGTACTCTTCCCGGCAATCTTGTGCACCTTTCAGGATTTTCTGCTGAATTTCCGACTGGTCACCCAACTCGCGGGTTGCGCCGCGAATTGCATCGTTGATGCCGCCAAATTCTTCTGCTAAGCTGCTCAGCTGAGTAAAAGAGAAGCCAATACCGATGACGCCCAGAGCTTTAGTTGCAAAGCTCTTCACTTCACTAATGGCGCTTTTGGCTTCGTTGATGGAGCTTTTATCAACTTTGAATAGAATCTGGTTTACAAACTTTCCGATGACCGTCTCTCTTGCCGCTGGCACTTACGAATCACCCCCTCTCTCTTTTTGGCTCCTACTGTACTCAATGTCGCGCTGCATCATAATCAGGTCATACAGCTTCAGCATCTCGTCCAGATTGTAAACATAGGTCAGCTCATACATGGACGCAACCCGTTCACGAATTAGGGTATACATTACCCATTCGAGGTCTGTAACTCGTTCGTTGTCGAATTCTCCGTATTCTTCGAGCGATCCCCCCGGCGCACTTTGATAAGGCCTCCAAAGAGGGTGCTCGCATCTTTGAAAAAACCGCTGAAATTCAGTTTGATAATCTCAGCACAAAGCGAGAACATTCCCGCGAGATACTGGCAGAAAATCTCATCGAACTCATCCTCAGTGACAGGCTGATAAGACCCTCTGTCCGGGTCTCGATAGCTCACATTGCTGTGCTCCAGGATAAGCTCAGAAACCAGTTTAGAAAGAGCTTTTCCGTTGATGCGGCCCAGCGCTTTCGTCAAAGATTCCGTGTCCAAATCCACGCCGTCGAACATTTCCATTTCAACGGCATCTTTATCATCGCTTGCCACGGCCACAGAGCCGAGGATGGGCAGGAGGATGGATGCCACATCACCAAAAATGTAAAGGGCATCTTTAGCTCCAAACGGGCGAATTTTGAACTGATATTCGCCAATGGAGACATCTCGCATCTCCATCCGTTTCATTTTCATGTTACATCATCCTTTCCTTATTCCGGGGCAAACTCGCCCACACACCGGATGGTCCACTCCTGATCGCCGCCTTTTGCGCCGTACACAATGGGCGCGGGCTTGGACACCCATGCCTTAGATGCCGTAAACTGGGGGTTATCTCCCAAATCACGAATCATCAGCGGGAAGAAGTAGCCGCCGGTGGACTGCTTTTGCAGCTTGTAGTACTTGCGCAGTACTGCGTTTGTCTTGGAGCCGTACTTGAAGTTCATCTTAACTTCATAACGGGGGTCGTCGGAATTGGAGACTACGACCTCGCCGTCTGCACCTGCCTCATCGGTGATGCCGTCGCCCTGCTCCGTAATGGTAATGCAGTTATCAGCCGCAAAGCCGCTCGGCATATGGGAACCGATTGCACAGATGACATTCTTAAAAGAATAAACGTGAACATCGCCACGAGCCATTTAGCACATCTCCTTTCGCTTAATAATTCAGCGTGCCGCCGATTTCTACTGCAATCAGCGCACCCGCCAGCCGTGCCGTCCATTTTACTTTCGGCAGCACACGGGTCTTGCGTGTTGCCGCATCCAGCTCTGCGGCCTTCGGCACGGTAATGGTATAGGACGGAGTGACCGTTCCGGTTTTTTCGTCGCTGGAGGGCCGTGCAATGCCGCCAGCTTCCACGCCTGCATCCAGCGCCGCAGTTACAGCATTCTGAACCAGACCGATGCCGGGATCTGTGTAAGGAACCTTGGGCAGAGACAGCAGCAGGTTGATAACATTCTGCTGAATCTGAGTCTTGAGCCAGTCACGGAAGCGAATCGTATCAATCCACTCGCCTGCAGATACCTTGCCGCCCTGCACCATTGCCTGACTGCCGATGGTGGTATAGTACGAGACATTGCGGCTTTCCAAGCTGGAAATGTCCGTGGTGGACAGGCTCTGCGCCTCGACCGTGCTGAGGGACTTATATGCCCACAGTTCGCTACCCGGCTTATACGACAAGAACTTGGCCGCATATGCCGCATTCACGCAGTCGTTTTCCTTCGTTGCATGAATAACGGCCGTGCGGAACATTGCATCAGAAACAGGGGATGCAGAAATGCCTGTAGTCTCGCAGACGCAGAGCTTCTCGTTGGATTCTGTCCAGTCCGCAATGCTCTGGTAAAAGTCCTCCTTGATGCCCGCCGGGCAGATGCAGTACCACCCCGGCACCGCCTTTGCACGGTCAAGGGTGACGTCCACCTTTTCCGTCGAACCAGAGGTGGTTTTCTGAACGGCTACCATCACCATGCTGGGCTTGGGCGACTGCGAAAAGACCTTAGAGGCAGAGATATAAACCGGGTCGTCCGTCGAGAAGCCGGCGCTCTTCAGGTCCTGCGTACCGGTATAACCAGCAACATCGGGAGTCATATGACCGCCGGGAGTTTTCGGCAGGGGGCCGATGATAAGGATGGTGTCATAGCCGCCGTCGATTGCCATTGCTTCCGAAATGGCAATATCGACCTTGATGATTTGGTCAATGGTCATGCTCTCACTCCTTTATTCCTTGATTTGTGGTTCAATTTCAACTTCTGTGAAATATCCAGCCTGCATATCTGCAAGCTTTTTCGATGCCGCACTATCGTGGTCTGCGATGTATTCACCGTCCTGCGGATGCAGTGCTGCATACTCCTTCGTGTTTTGAACGAAGTCCACAGAAAAAGAACAGCGCGCCCGTTCCACACCGGACACGCTGTTATAGATTTGCTCTGGGGTTCCTGTGGCCGTTACCGAAATGTTCAACAGGCGCATTTTGTCCTCTGCGTAGGGGCTTTGAAAAAAGCGGGTACTCTGGGCAAGGTCGTCAACAACCGTTGACAGCAGAGCCTTTTTTACTCCGTTGCCATGAACCACCTTGCTCTGCGCAACCAGCTCCGCAGAGAACGGCATGGTCATATACCATGTCTGCTGCAAAATTCCATCATCAACGTACTCGTCAATTTGAGAACTGTCGGCAGCATTAAAGTCAAGCACGACGTAGGGCGCAGGCGGGCGGGCCGCATTGCCGGGGTAGGAGTAAATGACCGTGCAGGCAGGGTAAATCTCCATGAAAAACTTCCGAATCTCGGCCCTGCACTCAGCTTCCGTCATCGGCTCTCTTCCCCCTTTCATTCTCGCCATCGACTGCTTCAAACTCCGAAATCCAGTGTGACAGGATGGTGTTTCCCCAGTAAACCGACGACTTGCAAACGTACCATTTGCCCATGTAGAACAGGCGGTCGCCGTCTGTCTGGTCGTCAGACTCCGCCGGGTGAAGCTCCATATCGCTGTACACCGTCAGCGTTCCCGTGGTTGTCTGGCCAGCCGGGTCATTTTGGTTTCGTCTGGTTTTGGCTTGAACATCCAGCATAAGCTGCACATCCTCATACCCGGCAGACGCCACGCCATCTTCCCAGCTGGTTTTTCCGTACCGCCGCACTTTATAAGGCCGTTTGAAAATGTTCATTTTTTCCCTTTCACGAGGCGGAATTCACACTGCTGTCTCATGGTTCCAGTATCAATCAAAGGCTGTGTAGAGCCTTTTCCGCCAATATGAACCGGGACAGGGCCATTTTTGCCGTACTCGTTTACCATCCAGCCACCCTCAACCGTAATCGGCGCGTTAGGCGCCCAATCTTCGTCTCTGATAGCGTCCTGAATCATAGAACTGGCTTGGGCGCCGATTGCACTTGCCACCATTTCGGCGGTGTCGCACTCCGATGCCGCCTGTTGCGAGAATGCCGCCAATTCATCGGAGTGCTTTTGAAGCGCATCCATGAATGGGCGCGCCGGAATCATCACGGAACCATCCTTATGTAAAGTTCCATAGTGATTCCAATATGCAACCTCCGCCAGCGAAAGCTCCCCGTCAGCCGCCTTTTGGTCGGCTTGGTATCCGACCTCAATAACGATGTCTTCCAGCTCATCCAGCATTGACAGCGCCGCTGTTCCCTCTGGGGTCAGGTCGAGTCCAAATTCTCCGGCAATAGCCATACACACACCTTCTTACCGAATCATGATGGGAACGATATGCCTGTTCCGGATCTCGATGAACTGCAACCCATAAGATGTAAGCTGATAGGCTGCATCCCCTGTTGTTCCCGCAGTAGACGTCGCAAAGGAAATGCTCACGCCACCCTCCGACACGCTGGCAAGGCGTCCGGTGTTGGCAATGGTTCCAAGCGAGTTGTCACCACTGCCAGCCATCTTCATGGCGTGGCACGTCAAAAGAGCCAGCGCCAAATTATAATCAGCTCCAAACTTCTTTCGGGAAATAACAGGGGCTTGAAGCTCAATCCAGAACTTGATGTCATCATCGGACGCCTCTTTGAACTCCGCTCCCACCATCTTTACGATTTTGGTGATTGCGGCTATATCTGCGGCATCCATCAGGACTCATCCTCTGCGGTATCCTCTGCAACGGCATCAGGCTCCGCATCGGGAGCCTTTGCCTTGCCACGGGTCTTCTTCTCCACGACTTCCTGCACATAGCCCATGCTGATGTAGAACGCCACAGCATCGGCGTAGACGGCCTCGACCTGTGCGGTCTCGCCGGGGAGCAGAGAAACATCGCCAATGCAAATCGGCTTCACGCTGATATTCTTGATTTTCATGAGCTGGCTCCTTTCTTACAGACCGTAAACGAGGCAAGCGGACAGCGGATAAGGAATAACCATGCCCGCGTCGCGGCCCTCGCAGTTGATGACGATTTCGAGGTTGCGGTCCTGCGGCGCATGCTGGAGGAATGCCATAGGCACATCATGGTACATCTTATCGGCATCCTTGGTGTACAGCAGGCCGATGTTCTTTCCGGTGGTGTTGTAGTCCTTGTTGCTCTTGGACAGCTCACCAGCGGTCTCCCAGTTTTTGATTTGCGGAGTATGCTCCTTGATGTAGGACAGCACGGATTCGCCAGTGCCGTCGATGCGGCGCAGGTTCAGAGCGGTGTACAGGTCGTTCGGCATAACCCAGCTGTCCGGGTGCTCAACGCTCTGGGTCAGAGTGTCGATGTAGTTCAGGATGCCGGCAATGTCAGCGGCGATTTCATCGGCAGTCTTGCTTGCCCAGTCAGCCTTACCGCCAGTGCCGTTCTGAAGTGTGTAAACGGGGATATTGTTGCCCGAAGAGAGCACGCCGACGATTTTTGCCTTCTCGTCGCCGTTCCAAATCAGGTGGTTCACCTTGACATCATAGACCCGGCGGGCGGCTTCGGCGCGAACAGCATCCAGAGACTTCATGATACCCAGAACGGCGTTCCGACGGCATGCGCGCAGCTCCTGCACGTTGTAACCGTAGCTGTCACCGATGTTGACGATTTCGGCACGATGGGGAGTGCCTTTCACATCAACACGGGGCAGATCCGAAGCGTAGTTCGCGATGATGGCAGCGAAGCCGACAGGCTCATAGGAGTAGTACTCGATGTAGCTTGCACCCTCATCCGTATCGCTTGTCTGGGGGAACAGCTTCAAACCGGACAACTCCGGGAACTCCTTGTCGTATGCCTTGGTCTTGATGTGCGCCAGCTGCTTGGCAAAGAAGATGCCCGCGTTGTCCGCACCATCGTGACGAAGCGAAGCGCCAGGGAACGGGTTCCGATAGGCGCGGTTAATCAGCGAGGCGCACTTCGTCTCCAGAGCGACGCGGTCCTCCTCGCTGTAACCGTTTGCGGGGTCGAAAGGATTGAATTTAGACATAGGTTCCTACCTCCTTAAAGCTGAGTCACGAACTGAGCAGGGGCGATGCCGTTCACGGCCGCGCCGATGAAGCGCGCCTT